TTATTATCTGTTAATTATGCAAAAATACTCTAAGATAAATTCAGAAAATCAAGTTACAGAGGTCGTCGATGTTGAAGACAACATTTCTAATCCTCTTGAATACTTGAACAATAACCACGGTGAGGGGAATTGGTTACAAACAGATTACTATACGTCTGCAAATAAGCACTACGATACTAATTTTGCTTTAGATGGTAAAGCACCATTCAGAAAAAATCATGGAGAAGTAGGTTACACTTATGATTCACAAAGAGATGCTTTCATTCCTAAAAAGCCTTTTGATTCATGGGTGCTCGACGAAGAAACCTGCAATTGGTTTCCACCCATACCCTACCCGCAAGATGGAAAGAAATATAACTGGAATGAATCTACTATAAATTGGACGGAAATACAATCTACTTAAACACTTATAAATAGGAGTACAAACTTATGGCAATTACATATACCTGGGAACTCACTTCCCTCAAGAAAAAGAACGTTGGTAACCTTACCGACTTTGTTGCACAAACTTACTGGAAGAAAATTGGTACCGATGAAAATGGTCTTGTCGGAGAATTTTCTGGCGCAACTCCATTCACTCCGGAAGCCGATGGCGATCCAGCAACCTTCATCTCATTTGAAACCCTCACCGAAGCTCAGGTTCTCGGTTGGATTCAAGCTGTTGTTACCGGTAGCTATGAAACTCACGTGAACGAACAGATTCAAAAACAGATTGATGCCAAGAAGAATCCAGAAACCGAAGTATCTTCTGGTAATTTTCCTTGGTCGCCTCCAACAACTAATACCCCTCCGGCAACTCCTTAATAGGGTAAGAGGTTATTTGATGAATGGATTCTATTCGTTATAAAAAGAATGTTAAGACCTTAGAAAATGCCTCGAGGATTGTAAAAAATCTTAGAGGCGTAAAATACGATCTTGTCGACAACTCTAAAAAGAATGAGCTGGGTCTCATTGCCGAAGAGGTCGCAAAAATACTTCCCGAGGTTGTTTCTTTGGATTCTTCAGGTCGCCCAAATGAAATTGATTATAAGCGAATCACCACAGTTCTTATAGAATCCATAAAGGACATTCTAATACGGATTGAAAGACTTGAAAAGAAGGTATGATTTACGTCTTTAAAGTGCCCAATAGGTAAGTGGTAGAAACATATAAATAGATGATATGCCTGCACCATCATCTAGACAAGAATTAATTGACTATTGCCTCCGTTCGCTCGGCGCTCCTGTTCTGGAGATTAATGTTGATGACGATCAGGTAAATGACCGTATCGACGAGGCGTTCCAATTCTGGAACGAATATCATATGGACGCTACGCTCAAAACGTATCGTAAGGTTCAGGTGACCACCGAAATTGCGGCACAGAAATATGTTGACCTTCCGGATAGCTGCTTGTTTATTACAAGAGTGCTACCACTCAACAACAACTCATCCAATTCATCGGGTATGTGGTCGGCGCGTTACCAAATGCATTTGAATGACATTTATGATCTTCAGTATGCAGGAGCATTGGTGAATTACGTTGAGACCCGTCAGTTCCTTGAGATGCTGGATATGATTCTGAATGGTGTTCCTCCGATCCGGTTTAACCGCCATATGAATCGTTTGTTCATTGATATGGACTTCTCTTACACTATTGCCGTGGGAGATTGGATCATTATTGAGGCATATGAAACTCTTGAGAGAGATGGTTCTGGTGCGCACACCAAGGTGTACAACGATATGTTCCTCAAGAAATATGCCACGGCATTGATCAAGCGTCAATGGGGTCAGAATATGAGCAAGTTTGAAGGTATGCAACTTCCAGGCGGCGTCACGATGAATGGCATGAAGATTCTTGAAGATGCCAATGCAGAAATTGAAAAACTTGAGATTGACATGGAACTCAGATACGCAAAGCCAGTGGATTTTCTTGTTGGTTAATTTATGCCGCGTAATGTTTATTTTTCGCAGGGTGCGAAGTCTGAACAGAATCTTTATGAAGATTTAGTTACAGAAGCACTCAAGATATACGGTCACGAGATGTACTACATTCCTCGTAGTATGGTCTCGCGTGATATGATTTTAAATGAGGACATCGAATCAAAATTCACAGAGGCATATGTTATTGAAATGTACCTTGAGAATGTGGATGGATTTGACGGAGATGGTACACTGTTCACAAAGTTTGGTCTTGAGATTCGTGACCAAGCGACCTTTGTAGTTTCAAAGCGTCAATGGGAAAAACTTATTGGTCTCTACAATAATGAGATTGTTTCGGGTCGGCCGAATGAAGGCGACCTTATCTTCTTCCCGCTCACTCGTTCGTTCTTTGTCATTAAGTTTGTTGAACACAAATCTCCGTTCTATCAACTCTCAAAGGTTCCGGTCTACAAGCTGCAATGCGAGATGTTTGAATACTCCGACGAGGACTTCTCTACGGGTATCAAGGAGATTGATTCTATTCAAGAGAAATTTGCGACCGAGTATTTCTTTGCTATTGAGAATTCAAATGAAACTAACTTTGTCATTGGCGAGACTGTAAAACAAATTGTTTCTCCTGCAACTCAATCTACCGATGCGGTTGAAATCTTTGGTAAGGTACTACGCTTCAACCAAATAGTTCCAGAGAATCCAAATAGTGAACTCCGTATAGGTCTCGGAGAGATTCGGATGAGCAACGGCAACTTTGGCAGGTTTGGTCTTGGACCTCTTGTCGGTCTTACCAGTGGCGCAGAATGGGACATTACAAAGGTATACGATCTTGATACCGCAAGCGAGAATCTTACATTTAACGGTAATGCCGAGGGAGCACAGAACTATGATTTTGAGAAACAAGGACTCGACATTATCGACTTTACTGAAAACAATCCATTCGGTGAGATTGGTTTCTCGGAGCCGCCTCTCATTCCCTCAAATTCATCTTACCGTGCAGATTCAACAGGAATCTACGCAGACTCTACAACACTAACAGCCGATACCCAATAACATGGCAAAGCAAACTATTTTAACAGGAACAGTCGCCAACGATAGAACGGGCGACACAATTCGTGCAGCCTTCACAAAGGCCAATGCCAATTTTACCGAACTGTATAACCTAGGCGCGGTGCAAGGAGTACAAGGTGCGCAAGGCACTCAGGGAATTCAAGGGCGTCAGGGTATCACTGGAGCTCAAGGTATCACTGGAGCTCAGGGAATTCAAGGTACCGCAGGATTCGTGGGATCTAACGGAGCTCAAGGTACACAAGGTGTACAAGGACTTCAAGGTGCTCAAGGTGTCCAGGGTATTACTGGTGCACAAGGAACACGTGCAACGGAAGATAGATTAATTAATGGCAGTTATGAAGTTGTGCTCAATGCTACGGGCGAACTTACATTCCCCGAAGGCGCTAATATAACTGATACGGCTACTACAATTGTAATTACACCACCCGGAGCAGCTGCCGGACAAAGTTTAGTAATTCGTCCTACATCGTCGACATGGTTAGTCACTTCGAGTGGTTACATTGTGTATGGTAGCCCAATTACAATCTCGGTCAATCAGCTTTCGCAAGGAAATTATTTTGGAACTGTTAATTATGAAATTGGTGGTACCGGTGTAACACAACAATCATTGGGGCGGGCTCTTACTGGTAATGTAGTTTTTGACGGAACTACAGGACCTATTGCCGAAACGGTCACCTGGACCATACCCGCCAATAGTGACATTACCGAATTCACTTTTACTCTAACTACTGTTAATGGTACTCGTTCGACAGATTATCAAACTGAAAATGATCCGGCATTATATTATAATTTTGAATTTAATGCAATGCCTGAAGGTACCTTTGTTACCGTAACAAACAATAACATCAGTAATTCGGAACACAGTCACGTACATTTAATCTCGGGCAATTCCGTAACAACCGATATCTATCTTGGTGACGATGACCAGTTTGTTAAGATCGAAAAGAACGGCGGCGATGTTGTCATTGGTACCAACACAAATACTAAAAATTGGAGATTTGACACTGATGGAGATTTAACATTACCTGCTGCCGGCGACATTTTAGACAGCACTGGTGAATCACAATTCATTAGCATATCCGGATTAAAAACATTGGTTGCAGATAGTACAGATTTTGCCGACTTTAAAACAAGAATTGCCGCTCTTTAATCTATGACAAGCGGACACTTTTATCATTCCCATATTCGTAGAGTTGTTTCGGTCTTCGGAACAATCTTCAATAACATCAATGTAATACGCAAAGACCAATCGGGTCACGTAGTGCATTCGGTGCGTGTTCCGCTTTCGTATGGTCCCAAAGCCAAGTTCCTTCAGCGTCTCGACGAACAGAAGGACCTTCAGGACAATAAGGTCGCAATGAAGCTACCGCGTATGTCGTTTGAGATTACAAACATTGTGTATGATGCGACAACAAAGATCAACCGCAATAATGTTGTAACCTCGATTGATGCGGGCGATACACTTACGAAGCATATCGTACGGACCTTTGCTCCGTACAGAATGAACTTCCAGCTCTCAATTATGGCAAAGAATCAGGACGATGCTCTTCAGATCCTTGAACAGATTCTGCCATATTTTCAGCCCGAATATACCGTTACAATCAAGGAGCTGGATTCGGTAAATCTTACGACCGACCTTCCGTTTGTGCTCACAACGGTAAACATGGAAGATACCTACGAAGGCGATTTTGTTCAACGCAGAGCAATTATCTATACTTTGGACTTTGAGACGCGCATCCGTTTCTATGGACCAGTTTCAAATAAGGCAATAATTAAGGTATCAGATGTGAACCTGCTTACAAATCAAAACGATAAGATCGATGTAAATATCAACACAATCTTAGGTTCCATTGAGGACACACCCGACGACTATACCATAGTTCAGACAATTACGGATTTTGGGTTTAACGAACCCAATCCTTAAGCACTCAATTTTATTATGAGCAAAAGCGAAGAACTCTTAAAGAACTTGGAACACCATTTACCGGCTGTTCCGGTGGCTCCTATTACTGCAGAAGTAAAACAGGATAGGGAGATTGAGGACGATTACAAATTTTCGCGTGAGACATATAAGGACCTCGTGGATAAGTCGAATAAGGCGATTGATGGTATGATGGAACTTGCGTTACAGTCGGAACATCCACGCGCATTTGAGGTACTGAGCAATATGCTCAAGAACACTTCCGACATGACGGATAAGCTCATGGCACTTCAGAAGCAGAAGAAGGAAGTTAAAAAGAAAGAAAAAGGCGAAGTTCCGACGGGTCCCACTGGTAGCGTTACAAACAACAATGTGTTTCTGGGTTCCGTTACAGATTTACAGAAACATTTAATCTCTCAAACTCTCGAAAAGAATGTCACAAATGCACCTTAAAAATGCTGAGATGGGGTACCTCGGTAACCCGATG